TCTCCACTCTCTAACAAAGTAGCAAGATGACCAGCAAGATTTGCGTGTAGATTACTTAGCTGCTCTGTAATGTCTTTTGGTTTCATAATGTCTTCTAGTTCTGTAGGGAACTCAACCCACCACGGAAAGATCCCTAAGAGTGTTTGCAAAGGTAACACAGTCACAATATAAACGATATTCAAAACTACTGCAATTACTGATTGTCCACTATAGAAGAAGAGATAGTAATTAGTCAGGTGGAGTATATCTTAGATATATCTAAGATTTTAGTTAGAAAAATCTGAGGGGTTAACGTATAGGGGTTGCTACCTCTTCACCCCCCTAGGGGGTGTCCAGATTCTGTCCAAAAAGAGTCCAGGACTCTCTATAGTCCTTGCAATATTTAAGTTTTTAGTCCCTGCGGTGCTGTCATAACGACAGTACTACAGGATTATTTTGTATTTTTGCCTGGTATCCTGGACTATTTTATATTTTGATTTAATAACTTTTGTAAGTCTAACCGCCCATTACTTGCAATAAGTCAAAACTGTCTCTATAATTCTTATTAGATTCTTAACTGAATCTTTCAATCCACCAGGAGAAACTATGGAAGCTTTAACAGCTGGCGCACTTAGATGCTTGGAAGAGTATTGGAAGCCAAGACTAGGAACACTTAGGAAAGATTCTAAGGGTTGCTATCTTATCCCAGGCTCTCGAGGTCTCGAACCTATGACCAATAAAGAATTAAATTCTTATGCCGTGTTTATGGGCTACTAAATGAAATTTAATTTATTATTAATCCTTCTTTGTATGGTGCTTGCAACTTGGGGAGATTATCCACCAGGAACAGAACCAACAAGAAATGTAAATCAAACTAATTTATTAACATGACCACCACAGCACAAAAGAAAATTGAAATGTATGCCAGGATCAAAAAGCATGGAGAGGATATTAAAAAAATATTCTCTCTTCCTGCTGATACTGACCCTATCAAACTATGCAAGAGTTTAAGAAGGTTAGAAAGTACAGCGGAAATTATACAGGAAGTACACGGCGAGGGATTCTATGAGCTTGCAAGCAAGCAAGAAGCAGCATTGATGATTAAATTAAAAAATCTATTAATGCCAGATTCAACGCCCGAAGAGTTTCTTAAGTTCGGTATTTTTCTTAATACTGACCCTAGAGGTTACGCCCTCAAAATCCCTGACAATATAGTTAAGGAAAACGCCTGGACTATTTACAAAGATTGGGGAGGCTTTGGGATTATTGCGCCCGACCTCAACGAATAGCTGAATCTAACTTGGAGGCCTCCGCACCTGGTCGCCTCCCTGGTAGATTTTCTACCATTTACAACCCACTACAACAAGGAGGAACTATGTCAAGCATAGAATTTATTTCTTTTGATAAAGAAGGCAAACCAAATAAAAAAGTTTACAGAGGTAAACACATAAACGAACTTCTTATAAATGAAAAGGAGATCGGCCAAATAATAACTGATTGTATGTTTGGCGAAGGCAAAGTAAATATAAACCAGGAGGAAAAATAATGTTACAGGTAAGAATGGAAACAATAGACGCTGCCTTTGCAGATGGCAACGAGGGCGCAGAGGCTGCCCGAATCCTCCGCAAAGTAGCCGACCAAATAGAACAAGAGCAAAACTTATCCGAATCCTGCCGACCCCTCCGAGATTTAAACGGAGGGCGGACAATAGGATACTTTAAGACCTGGACTGAACAAAGGAAGGAAGCATAATGCACGAGGAATTAAAAGGCCGTGAGTATTACAACGGCTACATTATGAACGACTCTTTTAGAGAGTGGTTGAAGTCCTGCCCGAAGGAATACACCTGGCAAATGAACCAGGTAACAAAAGATGGGGGAACATATACCTTTTTCTTAAATGAGGAGGATGATTAATGATTAAACACTACATAAAAAACAAGGACATTATTCCCGATATATTGGATCATGGGTGGATTATTTGTAATGAGTCCTGGACTGATTGCCCGCCATACATACAGAAAAGAATAGAGGAGGGTAAAGGGTGAAGTATTTAAACACCGAGGTAGAGCAGTTCCATACTGCTCTAGCCCTTGCCGAGGATATGCGCAGAGAGTACAGAATTCAGCTAGCAGTCCTGCTCATGGCCGAGCAGCTTTGCGCTGAAGATGTAAAACTGTTAGCTATGAGATTATTTAAACTTTATCAACAATTAATTAAAGAACAGAACCAATGAACAAAGAAAAGCTAAAGCCTTACGAGGTTATCTTTAACCAGGTAGACCCCGAAAACCCTAGCAGTCCTGTGATGACTAGCAAAATTATATACGGCGGTAATCTTACCGCCGCCCTGGTCAAGTTTCACAATGAAACATTGAACGTAGACATTAAAAAGGTAGAAGAGTTTAACAACAAAAAATCAGGAGCTAGATTGAAATGGTAAACACAGATCAACAGATTTATTTATTAGCTAAAAAGAAACCGAATAAAGCACACGCTAACAACCAGGGCAACGTGCTTTATTTTTATTCTGACTCAGGAACTTGGATAAGTTCGAGCTATAGCTACATACCATCAGGCGCAACACATTGGATGATGTTACCTGACAGTCCTGCGCCAGTTAAAACGCCAGAAGAATTACAAGACGAAGCTTTCCACGCCTGGCTTAAAGAAAAGTATGAGGATGTAGTTATTAGAACTGCAATGTATCCAACACTAAAAGAAATCTTTTTATTAGGAGTAAAGCATGGAAGTAACTAAGCCTGAAAGTACAAAGATACAAACAACTTTAAATGTGGAGGCGCACCGCAGAGTCAAAGCACTAGCCAAGGTAACAGGCAAGTCAGATAGCGAAGTCGTTAACTACATTACGCAGTCCTGGATGGTCGATAACTTTGACAAGGAGTATGACTTTTGGGCAGCGAAAATACCCGAACAGAAGTAGACCAGGATAACCTCGAAAGAGAAATGCTAACTCTAGGCTGCGATAGGGTTAGAGTCCTGGGCAACCGACAAAAGAAAAACAGAATGGAGTCTCTCTCTAAATGGGGAGAGGCTTTATCTGCGCATGGATGTAATGAAATAGTCCTGCACTTGCGAGCTATCCGTAAGAAGATAGAGAAGGGAGTAGCTGGTAAAAACTTTGCTAGTCTTACGCCACTTACATATTTACCAGCGCAGCAAGTAGCTGCGTGCGGAGTAAGAACTGTGATAGATAGTCTTAGTGCTAACCCTACGCTGCACTCTGTTGCTACTGATATTGCAGATAAACTATGGATAGAGACTATGCTCGATAGGGCAAGCCTCCTAGAATTAAAGAACTTTAGGCGTGGTAGAAGTAGAAAAGCACACAAGATGGCATACATCAGGAGGATGGAGGCGACTGATAACTGGCAACCAAAAGAACGAATGGCATCAGGAGTCCTGCTCATAGAACTGATAGAAAAATATACTGGATTGATAGAGATAAAGCTAGACAATACAGTTAGGCCAGCAAGAAGAATAGTCCTGCCTACTGAACAATGCCTGACATGGGTAAGCAACGTGAAAGAGCAGCAAGAATTAATGACCCCTAACTATCTGCCTATGTATATACCGCCACGACCCTGGACTAGCACGCTTAATGGTGGCTACAGAAATAAAGACTTGCCGTTAACTCTTATGAAGAGTAATTCTGAGCTAGTTGCAGAGAAAACAACAGGTAAAGAGCAGTTTATCCAGGCTGCAAACATACATCAGTCCGTGCCTTGGAAGGTAAATGCCTGGATGTATGAGCAAATAGAGTACGCATACGATAGAAACATGGAGGTGGGTTGCTTACTACCTAGAGATGGCTGGCCTATTGACCCATACCCTAAACATTTAGAGGAGAATGACCCAGGAATACAGAGATGGAGGTACAAAACCAGGGCAATACATGAGAAGAACGATAAGACTAGAGGTGCAAGGATTGCCCAGGCTAAAACACTATGGGTAGCACGGAGATTTATAGAGGAACAAGAGATATATTTTCCTATGAGCCTAGATTTTAGGGGCAGATATTACTATCGACCACCTTATCTAAACCCACAGGGTAATGATGTAGCCAGGTCGCTACTACTATTTGCTAATGGTACAAAAATAGATGGCAAGAAAACAGAGAATTGGTTACGCATACATGGTGCTAACTTGTATGGACTAGGTAAGTCTGATTGGCAGACCAGGATAGATTGGACAGAAGAAAAGCTAAGACTAATCTTAGATAGTGGCAGCAACCCCTGGACTAACGCTGAATTTTGGATGCGAGCAGATAAACCCTGGTCATTCTTAGCATTTTGTCGCTCCTTCTATCTATACAGGACAGAACCAGATTACAAATGCAATTTACCTGTAATGTTGGACTGCACTTGCTCTGGAATACAGCATTATGCGTCACTTTTAAGGTCAAAAGAGATGGGAATACTGGTTAATCTTGAGAATGATGAGACACCAAGGGATATATACACCGAAGTTATCACTAAAGTTAACCAAAAACTGCGTGCAACAGAGGATCATAGGGCTAAAAAGTGGTTAATGCTGCAACCTGATAGGTCACTAGCTAAACCTTGCGTAATGACCACACCATACTCAGCTACAAACACAGCCTTCTACTACTTTGCATACGATTGGGCTACAAAAAGAGCCAGGGATTTGTTTGGTCATGGTAGTTGGACTACAAAAAAGGGGTCAATGTCAACGATGCACTACATGGCACGGCTACTGCACAAGGAAGCAACGTCACTTATCGAGCCAGCTGTCGAAGCAATGAAGTGGTTTAAATTCATTGGTCGTATTGCTGGTAAAAATAACGTGGCACTTGAATGGGTTACGCCTTCTGGCCTACCAGTACACCAGGAGTACAGCGATACAAGATTATCCAGGATAAGAATGAAATATTTATCTGATATTTATTTAGATATACGAACACAAGTAGATAAACCTGGTTTAGATACCAAGAGAATGAGCTATGCTTTATCTGCAAACGTATTGCATAGCTTCGATAGCAGCCACATGGCAGCTACAACTGTGGATGCAATGAAATACATACAAAATATAGGAGGCATACACGACTGCTTTACCACCACTCCAGCAGAGATGTCAAAGTTAAGAGATTCAGTACGAATAACTTTTGCAGATATGTATGCACATGATTGGTTAACAGATATAAAGGTAAAGCTAACATCACAAATACCAGGCACGAAGGGTATGCCTAGTGAGCCACAGCACGGAACATTAGACCCTAACATTACACGTTACTCAAATTATTTCATCACATGAAATCCGAAACGCTTATCACAAAGACACCTGTATGTAGGTTTCAATACACCTGGTTAGTAGAACCAGATACTAAGTATGATCCGCTATGGAAAGTTACTTGCCTTATAGATCCTAACGATGCACTTGAGTTAGAGAAAGAATTAGATGGCTACTTAGAAAATTGGAAGAAGCAACTTAAAGCTGCTAACCCTGACAAGAAATACAAGTTAGCTAACAAACCCTGGAGCTACGATACTGTAGACGATGGCGATGGTAGTAAGAATTATTTTGTAGTAAAAACTAAGATGCCTACTGGTGGTATTAACAGAACTACAGGCGAACAATGGCACATGACTCCTCCAGTTTTATTTAATTCTGACAATAAAATTATGACAGAAGAAGAAAAGCAGAAGGTAAACAAGTGCGGTATTGGTACTCTTGGTCAAGTTAACTTGCGTGTTATGGGCTATGACGGCAACTTTGGGGTAGGTGTTAAGATCCAGCCACAAGCAGTCAAGATACACAAGCACGTTGAGTATGTAAAATCTGCACAGGATTATGGTTTCGATGACACAGCGCAAACTTCAACAACAACAAGCAGCTTCGACAACGAAGAGGAGTTCTAACTATCGAAGCAAGTTTGAAGCATCGGTTGCAAAGAACCTGGATGACAACAAGATTAAATTTTCCTATGAAACCATCAACATTGATTACATCATCTCTAGCAGTTACTGCCCTGACATCATCTTTGATAATGGGATTATATGCGAGATCAAAGGCCTATTCCGAAAGGAGGAGAGGCGAAAGCATCTTGCAATCCAGGCGCAACATCCCACATTAGACATTCGTTTTGTTTTTCAAAACAGCAAGACGAAACTTAGCAAAGCTAAAGGAAGCCTAACCTACGCTAAATGGTGCGAGAGGCATGGCTTCCTCTACGCTGACAAAATTATCCCACCAGAATGGTATGACAACCCAGGAAAAAATACAGCAAGCAGAAAAAAGAATTAAAGAATTAGAACGCCTCATTGCTTACTGGAAAAATGGCAAGTAAGTACATAAGTAAAGAACCTTGCCCAGAGTGTCAGTCGAAAGACAACGTAGCTGTCTATGACGATGGACATAAGTATTGTTTTGGCTGCGGTTGGCAGTTCCAACCACCTAAAGATAAACCTATTAAGTTTGAGAAACCATTTAAGATGAAGGTTACACCGCTACTACCATTCGTTACACCAAAGGCTTTACCTAAACGTGGAATTACTAAAGAGACTTGCGAACTATATGACTATGGGTATGCAGAATACAACAACCAGGTAGTCCAGGTGGCTACATACCACGACAAGATAGGCAAGCCAGTTGCACAGCATCTTCGATACAAAGACAAGAGATTTGGATGGGTCGGAGACACTAGCAATATGCAACTTTGGGGTCAAAAAATTTGGAGACAAAACCACGGAACAGAAACCAAAGTCTTTGCTGTAATTACAGAAGGCGAAGTTGATTGCCTTACAATAAGTCAGATACAAGGTAATCGTTTTCCTGTAGTTAGTTTGCCAAATGGCTGTCAATCAGCTAACAAGTACATAGCTGCAAACTTAGAATGGTTATCTCAATTCAATCGAGTTGTAATTTGTTTTGACTCAGACAAGCCTGGTATGGATGCTGCCGAGAAAGCAGTTGAAATCTTACCTCCTGGCAAAGCAGCAATATGTAGACTGCCAAGAAAAGACGCTAACGAAATGCTCCTCGCAGGAGAGGGGGAAGAACTTAAGGATCTATTATTCAAAGCAATCCCTGCTAGACCAGATGGAATACATAACGCCTATGATTTATGGGAACAGTTGATAAAGAAAGACGAGACAGGTGTATGTAGTTATCCATTTCCTATACTTAACAAGATGTGCCAAGGGTTTCGTAAGCAAGCACTCGTAACTATCTGCGCAGGAACAGGATCAGGTAAAAGCCTATTGTGTCGAGAGATGGCTTATCACTTTCTTAACAATGGATTAAAGGTAGGTTGGATTGGTTTAGAAGAAAGTAGTAAGAGAAGTATGCAAGGGATACTGTCTATTGCACTTAATACACCATTGCATTTAGAGCAAGACAAGATAGATGAAAAAGAATTACGCCAGGCATTTGATTATATATTTGCTGGTAACAGGTTTTTACTCCTGGAACACTTTGGTTCATTAGATCCAGACAGGTTACTAGAGCAAATAACGTACATGGCAACAGGAGAAAACTGTGACGTTATCTTTTTAGATCACATAAGTATTGTTGTATCTGGACTGACAGTAGGAGATGAAAGAAAGCAAATAGATGTATGCGTAACTAAGTTAAGACAGGTGGTAGAAAAGACAGGCGTAGGTTTAGTTATGGTTAGCCATTTGCGCAGGACTGATGGCAAACCAGCAGAGGATGGAGGAGATATAAACCTAGCCAGCCTTAGAGGTAGCCAATCAATAGCTCAACTATCTGACTTAGTTGTATGCGGTATCAGGTCGCAGACTGATGAAGAAAAAAACAACGAGCTACAACTGAAAGTGTTAAAGAATAGACACACAGGTTGCTTGGGCATGGCAGATAAACTTACATATACAGAAACAACAGGTCGCCTTATGGTGACTGCATCAGATTTTTTCGGGGAAAAATTATGACACTATTAATAGATGCTGATTGGCTAATCTATTCTTCCTGCTGTGCTTGCGAAGTAGACTTCCGTGCTGACGATGGCACACACTTACTGCACAGTACAGAGAAAGATGTAATGGATCTAGTTAGTATAAGAGTAGAAGGCTACAAAAAATTAGCTGATGATGATAGCGGAGTCATCATGTGTTTTACTCAATACCCTACATTTCGACATGGGATATACCAGGACTATAAAGCTAACCGCATAGGTCAACGGCATCCACTTGCACTAAAAGATGTAAGGCAGGCAACAAAAGAGACATATCGTTCTGTTGCATTTGAAGGATTAGAGGGTGATGACGTTATGGCATTGCTTGCTACTAATGGTCAGTATGAAAACCCTGTTATTGTTTCTCCTGATAAAGACATGAGAGGTGTACCTTGCACGCTACTAGCAAAGGATGACCTAGAATTAATTACAAGAAAGAAAGCAGATAGATTTTGGATGCAACAAATATTGTCAGGAGATCATACGGATAACATCGAAGGACTTGTAGGAGTTGGACCAAAGACAGCAGAGAAAATGTTAGAGGATGCAACTACAATAGAAGAGATGTGGGATAAGGTGGTAAAACACTACGAAAAGAAAAACAAAACCTATGCTGATGCTGTTATGACGGCACAGCTAACACGCATCTTACGAGATGGAGAGTACAATTACACCACAGGAGAGGTACAACTATGGCAGCCATTGACCCTACAATAGATGAAGGCTATCCAGTTATTGACGAAGCATTAATTATTAAACTAAAAGAGAAGTTTCCAGAGCGATGCCCTAGCATTGATATGACTGATCGTGAGATTTGGGTATATTCTGGCATAGTAAAGCTGGTAAATATTCTTGAATCCGTTTATATTGAACAAAACAACCTACAAGATTAAAGCTATGTGTAGAAGGAGAGGTAACAATAACGAAGAAGCTGAAAGGCGACATCGTGAACAGATGGAACTGCAAAAAGAGCAGATGCGCATACAGCAAGAGCAGTTTCAGCAAAACTTACAGGCTCAACAGGAAAGGTTTGAGGCACAGCAAGCAGCTGCCCAGGCACAAGCTCCAGTTGCACCAGAACCTATAGCTGAAGTTGCTGCTAGTGCTACAGAGGTAGCTCCTACTACTTTAGCTGATCCTTCTGCGCAAGGTGCTAACGCTGCAACAGGTGCTAACGCAGCATTATTATCTGTGGGTCAGGTTATGGGTGGTACACCACTTAACAAAAGAGGTAGTAACAGAAGAAGATATAGAACTGATCTAGTTCCTGGTGCTGGTGGATCAGGTAGTCTTTCCATACCTAACACATAAATGAAAATAAGACTTACTAACAATGTCGATACGCAGTCTGCGTTGTATGGCACATCAGGCGGTACGGCTGCGCAACGTTACGAGCAGTTGCGTGTAGATAGAAACTCTCCACTCATGCGTGCTAGAGATTGTAGTAAAGTCACTATCCCTGGATTAATAGAAGATGAAAACTATGGAGATGCTGGTAGGTTGCCTACTCCATATCAATCATTAGGTGCAAGAGGTGTAGGTCACATGACATCGAAGCTGGCCGTAACTCTTTTCCCTACAAACGAAAACTTTTTTAAATTAGAAATAGATAGCCTAGCAATACTTGCAAGCAACCAAGATCCACAAATGATAACTGAGTTTGATTCTGCTTTAGTAAAAGTAGAGCAAGCAGTAATGAGACAGTTTGAAACTTTAGGTGGGCGTGCTGCAATGCACGAAGCATTAAAGCATTTGATTGTAGGTGGCAACGTACTGCTGTATATAAGTGATGAAGGAATAAAAGTTATACACTTAGATTCTTATGTGCTATGCCGTGATCCTATGGGCAACGTGACAGAGATAGTTGTAGAGGAAGAAATATTTAGGGATGCCTTACCAGAAGAGTACCTGGAGGAAGAGCAAGAAGATGACGATGATATGGAAAAAAGAATGGTTAAGATATATACCTGTATTAAATTTATAGATGACCAATGCCATTGGTATCAAGAAATAAAAGGTAAAGAAGTACCTGGCACACATGGTAAATGCGCAGCAGATGTAGCTCCCTGGATCGCATTGCGCCAAGACAGGGTGGACTCAGAAATGTACGGAAGGTCATACGTTGAGCAGTACTACGGCGACTTGCTTGCATTAGAAAATTTATACAAAGCTATACTTGAAGCAAGTGCAAGCCTAAGTAAAGTTTTATTCTTATGTAATCCAAATGGTACAACAAGGCCACGCACACTTAGCCAGGCATCGAATGGAAGCATCGTACAAGGCAACGCTGCCGATGTCACAGTCTTACAGGCAGCTGGTAAATCACAAGATTTACAAATAGCTAATCAAACAATAGAACGCATAGAGAATAGGTTAGCTTTTGCTTTCATGCTTAACACAGCGATACAAAGACCAGGAGAAAGAGTAACAGCAGAAGAGATAAGATATATGGCACAGGAACTAGATGCTGGTATCTCTGGTTTGTATTCCATACTTAGTCGAGAACTACAGTTACCACTTGTAAGACGGCTAATACATATACTACGCAGAAAGCGTAAGTTACCTGACTTTCCAAGAAGCGAAGTAACAGGAGAACCTTTAATAAAGGAGAAGGCGGTTACTGGTATAGAGGCTATTGGTCGTGGCGATGATCGAAATAAACTTATAGACTTTATACAAACTGCTAACCAGGCACTTGGCCCACAAGCTATGACTCAGTTTTTAAATGTCGAGGAAGCACTACGCAGGCTTGCAGCTAGTGGTTCTATTGATACAACTAACTTAGTCAAGACTAAGGCGCAGTTGCAACAGGAAGCAGCCGCACAGGCTGAAGCTGAGCAACAGGCACAGCAACAGCAATTACTGGAGACAGGAATTAAATCTCCTGCAATGGCGCAAGCTGTTAAGAACTTCCAAGGTGCAGATCCTGAGAGGGCTGCACAGGCACTATCAGCAATCACTAGCGAAACAGGAGGTATTGATGCCGACCAACTCACAGAAGCTGTCTAAAAAACCAGCTAAAAAACCTGTCTCTGATGCACCTGTAGTTACAGGAGTTAAAGAGATAGTCATACAGGGGGAAAATAACACAGAACCCACAGCCTCTTTCACAGCTGCAAAACGTGATCCAAAAACTAACGAAATTATTATCGGTTAATTATGCCAGAACCAGTAACTATTAGAGAAGAACCTACCACAGCTGTAGATCCTAACGCCACGGAGGAACAACAGATTGCCCAAGAGGATAATGTTGAGATTCAAGGGGAGGAGAAACTACTTGCTGGTAAATACAAGAGTCAGGAAGAGCTAGAGAAAGCGTACCTAGAACTACAAAAAAAACAAAGTCAACCTCCAGAACAAAGACAAGAAGAGGTTGTAGAGTCTGAGCCACAGTCAGCCAGGGAAATATATGGCGACTACATAGGTAGTAAGTTTGAAGAATCAAACATTGACTACAACAGCATGAATGAGCGTTGGCAAAAAACTGGCAAGCTAGAGGATGCTGACTACGATGCTCTTAATAATGCAGGATTTAATAGGGAGATGGTCGAATCCTATCTCGATGGCGTGCAGTACAGGCAGACAAGTGACAACCAGCTATCAGTACAGCAAGCCAACGATCTTATGAATGAGTATGGTGGCAAAGAAAACTATGAAAAGATGGTGTATTGGGCTGCTGAGAATATGACTAAGGAAGAAGCTACTGCGTTTGACAAAGCAGTAAAATCTCCTGATGTAAGTCTTGTAAGACTTGCGGTTGATGGACTCCAGGCACGATACATGGCAGCAACAGATCAAGAGCCAAGATTGATAGGTGGTAGGTCATCAAGAGGATCAAGTAATGATGTCTTTGAATCAAATGCACAATTAATAGAAGCTATGAATGATCCTCGATACTCAAGAGATTCAGCATATAGAAAGAAGGTTGCAGATAAATTGGGTCGATCTAACATACTTTAAACGCTATAGTTAGATCAACCTAGACCTTCTAACAGAAGCAAAGCCCTTTGCGAAGGACACCTTATGCAGAAGTAATGGTCTGGATAATCATTAATTCTAGGTAACTAACCAATGGCTAACTTTACGCCTTCACGCCTGGGTCTTGTTAACAATACAGGAACAGGTGTAAAAGATTTATTTCTTAAAACCTTTGCAGGAGAGGTACTTTCTGCCTTCCGTAAAGCAACTATCTTTGAGGACTTGCATACAGTCAGAACTATTAGCTCTGGCAAATCGGCACAATTTCCCATCGTAGGACTCTCAAGTACCAGCTATCATTCGCCAGGTACACAACTGACAGGTAATGCTATCAAGCACGCAGAGGCTGTCATAAATATTGACGACAAATTAGTAAGTAATGTTTTTATAGCGGACGTAGATGAAGCTATGAACCACTATGATGTCAGGTCTCAATATTCTGTTCAGATGGGAAATGCTCTAGCATATACCTTCGATCAGAACGTAGCAGCTATGATTGCGCAAGCTGCAAGAACATCGACTAACCCTAATACTGATCTTCCAGGTGGTACAAGAGTAAAAATTCTTAAGTCAGGTACAGCCAACACAGCTGCTGCGGTTGCTGCTGTTACAGGTACAGACCTAGCAACTGCTTTATTCTCAGCTGCTGAACAGATGGATATTAATAACCTTCCAGAAGAGGATCGCTATTGCGCTATTGACCCAACTAACTACTACAAGTTAGTACAGAATACAACTGTTATTAACAGAGATTTCGGTGGTCGTGGTGCATACGCAGAAGGAGAAGTCCTTAAGGTAGCAGGAATCCACATTGTTAAATCTAATCACTTACCTAAAACAAACAGGTCAGCGACAACTGGAGAAAACAATACATACCACGCTAACTTTACCGACAATATTGGTCTTGTATTTAACAAGCAAGCTGTAGGTACAGTTAAGCTAATGGATCTCAAGATGGAGCAGACAGGAGCAGACATCCACGCTCTCTATCAAGGTACATTTATGGTTGGTAGCATGATGCACGGAAGCGGAGTCTTACGCCCAGACTGCGCAATCGAACTCTATGCAGCTAACTCAT